CGAAGCTTGCTGCTGAGCGGCGCGGTTTGCCTGCTGAGCGCCAAGACCAAGCTGCTGCTGTTGCTGAGCAGTGCCAAGCGCCTGACCAAAGCCCTGATTAAGAAGATCGGAAAAGATCTTGGAGTTTGCCAAGTTCTGCTGTTGGTTCAGGTTTGCCGCAGCGATACCTGATCGGTCACCGCCAAAGGCCCCAGAGCGGATAGCATTCCCCATTTGGCCTGACTGCTGCTGCTGGTTCTGCTGGTTCAAAAGGCCAGCGGTTCCTTGCAAAACAGTATTGAGATAAGGCGACATGTACTTGTTAATTTGATCAGCGCCCAAATCATTCGGGTTTACCGCCTGAGCGCCACTACCCATGTATTGAGTTGCCGCTTGCTGAAAAGGTTGCGCGCCAGCCAAAGCCTGCTGCGTCCCGTAAGCTGACTGCCCGGTAAAGTCACGGCCCTGCTCCAGCCCCTGCTGATACAAGCCACCAGCCGCTTGGTTATAAGGCTGCGCCCCTGCATAGGCAGCGTTAAAATTATTAAGCGCGGTTTGCTGAATTCCACCAGCCTGATTTTGCGCTGCACCAAGAGTTTCAAGAGACTGCCCAGCAAGCTGGTTTCCGATGTTCTGAGCGCCACTTAGCGTATTATAAGATTGGCCCGCAAGCTGCTGACCGGCATTTATACCCTGACCAAGCTGCTCGGTTGCACCCTGATAGTAAGGCATTGCCGCCTGCTGTGCGCCCATAAGCTGGCCTGTTGCAGCGCCGAAATATGGTTGGGCGATGCCCGCAGCGGCGTTGGTATTAGAAATACCTGCCTGTTGCGTAGCCGTTAAAGGAGCAACAAACTGGCCACCGTAATACTGGTACGGCTTATTTGTGACCGTATCAGCACGGGCGTTGACCGCATTATACCTCGCCAGAACTTCTGGTGGGACACTAATTGCTTGTGTTGACTTAGAGGTTTTACCGCCCATTTAATGCTCCGTTCTGGAGGGATCTCCAGTTTTCGCGCCGTATAGGAAAAAAGCACCGCTTGGCTTCCCAAACTGGCGCTCATACATCCGTACCTTAGCTTCCGTCCTGTTATTGGACAATACACCAATTATTAAAGGAATTCCAAGGGTATCGGATACCTTTTTACTAAAATCGCACAAACGCCTTGCACGAGCGCCTCTTGCGCTACGGAATTCAGGGTGAACAAAGATAGCTTTTTCTTCAACAACTGGCGCTTCTGAGTACCACATTGTACCAATCCGTAGGACTACAATGCCCTCAATCGCACCGTCTTTGGGGCCAATTAGGCCGACAATACCGTGGTCTTGGCAAAGGGCAGGATATATTTCTTGGACCAATTTAGCTGGGCTTGCTTCAAGAAACCCATTTTCCTCAGTTGCCTGCATGGCAACAACCATAATCTCATCAATATCCTCAGGGGTACCAACACGAATATAAAGGTCTTTTGGGTTTGTTTTATCTGTCATAATTAATCTTTCTTAGGTCCGGGTAGATTCTTTAATGTATTAACGGTTTCAGCGCGCATGCGCTTAACAAATTCATCCAATACCCGGTGGCCAGTGTCAAGGTCGCCACCGCCAGCTTCAACCACCTGCTCAGGCGTTACGACATACTCTCCACCAGCAGCAACAATCGGGACGGTCGCAACGCCGCCCTCAGCCTTACCGGGCAGAGGCTCACCATAAGGTCCGCCTTCAACGCCGTAAGGCTCATCCTGTCCGGTATATGGTACACCGCCGAAGATAGTACGCATGTGCTTGAAGCCAGCCATGGTATTGCCTTCGCCCATCGCGCTGATGATGTCGGCAGGGATGACATAAGATCCGGATGCCACATGCATTGGCAAGTGGTCTGTACGGCCTGCTACGGCGCTATGTATGGGACCACTGTGGGTCTTTGTGTTGACCTGACCACCTGCGGCGCGGGCTGTGCGCGCAGACTGCTTAAACGCCTCTGCCGTGGGTGCGCCTTCGCTGCCGACCTTGCGCATGCGCTCCTTTGAGCCATGCTTGATCCGCTCCCGCTTGGCGTGAATGTTGGCATAAAGACCGCCACCAGCAGCCTTAGTTTTACGCGCAGTAGACAGTGCCGCAGCAATGGCTTGATCGCGAGGATGCCCGGACTCTATCATTTCGGAAATATTCCCGCTTATGACTTTCTGCGATTTACCGTGCTTTAATGGCATAATGACCTCACGAATAGCTGACTGTGACAGCTTGACCTGTTCCCGGAACCACAACAATGCCGTAAACTACCGGAAGGTTTACGAATACAACACCGACTGTGTTTGGGATAATGTAAATGGGACGTGTTGTAATGCCAGTTGTGTCGGCATCATAAATGACACCAGTAGTTGTGCCTGCCGTTGTTACGGAAATTACCGCCAACCGCCCCGCAGCATTGTTTACAATAGCCGTGGCAGTAATGTTTTGCTGAACTCTTGCGCCCTGCACGGCCACATATGTCTGCGCCACGCCGTTAATGGCTGATGCAATGTTTTTTGCGGTAGTGAGAAGATCGCTTAATGATGCCATGGTTTAAAACTTCCCGTCCGGCTGGAGGCGATAGCGTATGTTCCCAATACGCCAAAAAGAGTCAATGTCACTACTGCCAAGGCCAATCGACATTAACCTACCCCGAAAGCGCGGGGAGATAAATGTCGTGCTTTGCGTCAATGGGTAGGGGCCATATACAAGAGGTGTCTGGCCAGCATAGTCTGCGACATAGAATGTCAGGTTAACCGTGGCATTTTGAGTGCCACCGTAATAGCCCCACTTCATGTCTGGCCAAACCTGATCAACAAAGGCTTTTACGTCCGCTTCCTGCATAGCAAAATAGCCCGTTTGAAAGCTGGAAAGCATAGGTTGGCCGTCAGCATTTTCAGATGTCTCATGCTGATAAATGTACCGGCTGCTTGGATCTGCACCAATAGGAGGGCCAAGGACCGACTGATCGACCCAAGCCGATCTACCAAGCGTACCAAAATCCCAAACCTTTAAGAACACGTTATACTTGGCGTATGCGTTGACCTCGCCGCCGTTGCTCATGGTCGGATAGTACCAAGTAATTTCACCAAAGCGCGAATTTACCGCAACGCGGATCTTATCCAGATTTTCTTGGTCCAGATCTTGGAAGATAACATCCCAAATTGGGCATGAAACAGGCTGCACACCTTGGTCGGTCATTGAAAAGAACTGCGATGGTCCCATCCAGTAAACGGACCCATTGATAGATGCAGCGGCCTTTTTGGCGATCAGGCCACAGCCGGAGCCGACTTCGTTGAAAGAATAGACATACGGCTGACCGATATACTGCATCGACCATACGCCAATGTCAGTCCATAGAAACGCCTGCTGAGCAGCCTGAATTGCCCCAACAATCCTAGAACCCTTAGGAATACGATAGGAACCAGCCTGATTGATGACCGTGCCAATCCAGTCTGAGTAATTGCTGACATCGCACCACCGGACAAGCAATGGGTCTTGGATGCCGGTAAAAGTCGAGCCGTAAGCAATGATCTGGCGCTGAGGCATAGCCACGAAGAACCCGCTATTTACGGGCGGTGCCTGCGGGATTACGGTTGCACTGGGGCTGGAGTCTGTTGGGTCCCATTCGTAAATAGCTTGGAATGGCGGAGATTCCGGGTAATTGGGGCAGGCAAGAAGGATTTCTCCCCAGTTATCTAGCGTCCAATCGTTTGCATTAATTGCGGTTCCACTGCTGGGGGCGACTGCGGTTCCTGTACCGTACCCGCCGCCACCATATGTTCCGACACCATACCCAGTGCCTGACGAAATGGCCCCAACACCAAAGCTATAAACAAAGTGGGCTTGGTTCCCATTTAAATAGCCGGTTGTGGTTGATGTCGGAAGCGTCAGGGCGTTGATTGTAAACTGGCTGCTGCTGGTGACGGTTTCAACAGTAAAGTCGCCGTAGAATGTTGTGCCACCAACCGTCGTGGACATAAGGACAGGGAATGTGCCCCCTACCGAATAGCCGTGATTAGCCAGCGTGACAGTGACAGATGAACTGCCTGATACAACAGAGAAGAGCGGCAGCGTTGTGGTCGTTGATGTCGAAGTGGCGGGAAGCGGCGATCCAAGGCTGTCTATGGATTGAACAGAATAAGTTGTACCGCCAAGATACCCATCAGGGTCGCATTGATACAACCCAAAAAGGACAACGCCGCCAACTGATATTTGCGTTGCAATATAGACTGAGTTGAACTGGGTTATGCCGGGTACGGTGGCATCCGTAATAATGACAAAGCTGCTTCCGCTTGTGGCTGATGCTGCTGCCGCGACGTTAGTTGAGGTTTGGCGCGGCGTTATGTCACTAAGAGCGCCATCTGTAATGACGCCAAGCTGCGCAGATCCTGTAACGCCAATCTCTTCTGTGCCATAAGCAAGGTGCTTAGTCGCCAGTGTGTCCTGCCAAGCCCACAAGGCGCGGGTAATAGCTGGCGTGGTGTTAGGAAAATACTTGGTCCACCCGCCAAGCTTTTGAACCAAAGCACCCTGCTGCTGATCTGGAATAAAGCGAACAAGTTCACTAACTGAAATACCAGCCTCATTCAGGGCTGGCGTTTCATTCTGATCGACGCCGGGGCGTAGCTTCAAACTGGCGTGAGGCATGAAGCGCTACCTTGTTGGAGTGGCTGCTACGGGAGGCTGCATGGATGACCAAGCGGATGCGCTAAACTTTTTGCGCCCCTCTTCGACAGCAGCGCCCTTCAGCAGGTTCTGATACTGCAATTCATATGTCGGCCCCATGGATGGGTCGTTAGACGCTGCTCCAAAGTTGCGCTGGAACTGGGATATGTAAATCAGCGATGCTTGGATCAGCAGATCTGGGAAATAAGTGCTGATAAAGGTTGTGCCGGTAGCAGCCAAAGGCGTTGTCGCGTTTTCGTACAGCGTCGGCAGGCGCACTGTACCGATCACATCGACGCTATATGCGGCATCAGGATAAGGACCGACAAGGATATTGTTGTAAGTCTCTCCGCCAGTAGAAAGGTCACCGCCATACATGGCAAAAAGCTTTGGTCGCGCCCTGTTTGCAGTGGCAGCAGAGCCATATACATTTTGCAAATATTCTTTTGTCGCCGGGAGCAACGTGTATGTTTCGTTAGAAACGGTCAGGGTAATTGTTTGGATAGTAACAAAATCATATGCGCCAAGCTGCAATTGGTTGCTGCCAATGGTCATGGTGTACGGGCGCGATGTTTGTGAAGGAAGCAGGTCCAGATCGCGCTGGATCCTCAATTCTGCATAATTGAGCATCTGGGGGATAAGGGCGTTGAATGCCGCATCTACCCCTTCGACAACACCAGAGGTGGTCTGCACATTGACAACGGCCATGGTGGCGACCTGCGTCACATAGCCATTATAGGTAAGTGGTGTTGTCTGAGGTGTTGCTGGCATGGCGTCCCGCTGCAATAAAAGTGTTCGCTGCGTTCTACCAAATATTAAGACAATGTTCTAGTGCTGATAATCAATCAATCTTTTCGGTCATAAGCCTTAGGTTTTCAAGCAATCTCGCCTCATCTGGGTCATACTGTAAGGCCAGTTCGCACTGCTCAATGGCAACCTCTTTCATACCAAGGTTCCAAGCTGCAATGCTGGCATAGTCATGCGGCTTTGAGCCCCACACCTCAGGATCGACCGTGTAGACCAGTTCGCGATCCTTAATGGCCAGCGCAGACAGTGCAGCGCCATAGCATTCGGCCCACATGTGCCTTTCATAAGCCAGCTTAGCAATCTCGACCCAAGGCTCACGGGTGTTTGGCGCTTCCACCATACCCATGCGCGCAGACTTCATGGCATTATCCCAGTCGCCCAGTTCTGAATAGCAGCGCGCCATTACCCTGTAAGCATAGCAGCGTTCATTCGCCCAGTTGGCACCGGGCAGCGCCAGATACCGATTGCATTCATCAATGGACTTTTGCCAATGCTCATGGAACGACAGTTCGCGGGCATAATAAAATGCGTTGCGCGGATCGTGCGGGTCTTCTTTTACCGACATCTCTAGCAGCGGCAGATACTGGCCACGGCTCTTGGTGTTGTCTGGCTTATGGATCACCAGCAGCATATCGGTCTGGGCGTATTTCTCATCAATCAAATATGGCACTGGGTATTCATGGCATGGGTGGATCCAGCGGTAGCCATGACGTGCGTGGATCTTTTCGTAAAAGAACGCAATGCCAGCGCCCCAGTCAAATTTATAGCGCAGGCGGGTGGTGCCTTCCTCCCACACGCGCTCAATTTCCTCACGCCAACCGGGCTGAAGTTCTTCGTCCAGATCAAGGCTGACGCAAACGTCAATGTCTTTTGGGATCAGGGCCAAGGCCGCGTTGCGCGCATCGTCAAAGCGCCAAGGCGTAATGCAGATGGGTGGCACCTTTGCGCCATGCTTCTTAGCAAGCTTAACGGTATTGTCTGTCGATCCAGTGTCCGCGATCAGGATTAGATCCGCATCCTTAGCTGAATCGCAAAACCGCTTGACAAACATTTCCTCATTTTT